CGCTAGGGGTCGGTTTCTTACGTGTAAGTGCTTTCTTCGCAATCCACTCTAGCGCCTTTGGTGCGCCCCTGAGTACAGCTACACCTCCACGGACTACTAAGCCTGCTGGGTTAAGTAACAACAGACCGCTGCCAACCATCAATGCGGCGTCAACTGGGTTTTCTTTCGCCCATTGCAAAGCAGCTTCTGCTTTCTCGCCTGCTACTTCTACAAGGCCCTCAGCCTTATCGGTCTGCTGCTTTCTACCTTCACTGTTAACCAGTTTTTTAACTTCAGGATCAGCGCCCTGTTTCTTGAGATCATTTAAAATTTTCTGAGCGCGTTTCGGGTCAGAGAAGGTTACCTTCCCGTTGTCGTCCGTCGATCTTAAAGAATCTAGCTCACTGACCAACGCAGCGTCTGGCTCTGCCTGAACCGCTGTGTCTTTAGGTGTGTCCTGTAAGCTCTTAGCTTTCTCGGTAGCAGCATTACGGATTCCTTGCGAATCCATCCCCAGGAACTCAGCAATTTCATCGAGTTCGTTAGTGTCCGCCGCCTTTACTTGCACTTGGAACTGTCGGTATTTACTAGGATCAGCACCCACGTCCATTTTCTGGTGGGCTGTTTCTTGCACAGCAGCGCGTACCATCGCGTTTTCGAGATCGGTCATGTCCTCGTATTGGGTATTACGGTTGAACCTGCCTACAGCATAGCTATCACTCAAAGCATTTGTAGTGATCTTTCTAAAGGTCTCCATGTCCATTCTTTCTATGGGGTCTGCGTTATCCGCAGTAGTGCCAACGGTTACTGGTCCTTCGCTAGAGCCGTCTACGCGCTTGTTTGTAAACACTACGCCTGTCGCTTCGGCCCGCGTCGTTGGTCTATTGAGGTCATCGACATACTGGAAGTCCGTTATCTCATTCGCGATAAGCTCGCCACCAGTCCCTTTGCCGATGTTGTATTTGTAGTCAGCATTAAATATCTGAATTACTTGCTGTTTCCCGTCATCGAGAATTCCGTCGATATTAAAGTCAAACGTGTTACCGTTGGTTCCATCCTCAACGTAATCACCCATAGACTCAAGACGGGCCCAGTTATTTACATAACTAGCTGCTTTTTGGGTCTCGTACTGCTTGTCTTGAGAGTCTTGATTTGTAATTTCGGCTGTTTGTATATCGAGTTGCTGTTTTTTCAGCTTCCCAGCTTGGAGTTCTTCTTGGCGAGCATTCTCATCTTCAGCGAGCTTTAGGCTGCCTTGCCGGTAGCTATTGTAGTCGGCGTTCTTCTGCATCGACGATGCTCGATCGAGAACACTAAGGATCCCCTGTCCAAAACTTGCATATGCCATGCTTACGCTACCTTCTTAAATTCTACGTCGACTTTGCTGTAGTCAACTTTCATGTATCCGTTGTCGGCTTCAACAGTCGCCCAAGGCACTTCTGCAGCCATTACACCCTGGTAGCGGCCTTCTGCACCTGTGTAGTTAAACTCGTAGATATTTACGCCGCTCTCAGAAACACCCACTTTCTTAATGTCGTGCTTGAGGCGTCTGTCACTAAACGCAGCTATTAGAATCGCTGTAGAAGCAAGCGTACCGACGGTTTGATACGTAGCGGCTTTGTTAGCTGCTTTAGCTGATTCGTATGCTGCGTTGCGCTGTGCCTGAGCCGAAGCTGCGGTGCCCATCATCTGTTGGGCATTTACGTTGACGCCTTGCCCAATAGAAATTAGGTTCGCTGCTAGACCCTCGTTGAGGTCTTTCTGTCTCATCTTGGCGTCATTTACTGCTTGGATACCCCCCAGAGTTGACGCGCTTTCTGAGCTACGCTCCATTGCTTGGCGTTGTGCTGGAGTTACTGAGGCGCCATAACGACCTAAGTTACGTTCGTTGATGCCTTCAGCTAACTTTGTTGCCTCTGCAGAGTCAGTTCTAGCAGCGTCAATTAAGCTCGTATCATTACGCGCTTTGTCGATCAAGTCTTTCTCGTATTGCCCAAAGTTGTTCTGGAAGTCCATATACTCCTGGCGGGTAATGTTAGCCATTGTCGCTTCAGGATCGGATACTGGGGCCAACCCCATAGTGTCGCTGTAATAACTATAAGGGCTCATAGAGCCCATTCTCCCAATTCTCATCAACCAACCCCCAGAATCATATCCGCGCCGTCACTTAGAGCTTTGTTCCCAGACTTCTTCGCGCCAAATAGAAGTGCTGCACCAGCAACTTCACCTAGCGCCTGGTTCTTCGCGGCGGCGATCGTCTGCTGGTCTCGAAGTTTGGCGAGTCCTTTTGCGGTATCAATGTTTGATAACTTCTCCATGCTACCCATCGCCACCTGACCCTGACCTCGGGCGGTGTTAAGTACCTGAGACGCCGTTTCGTTGGTCGCTCCTAGTGCCGCGGCTCGAGCTGCACCCTGTTGATTAGTTTGAGCGTCAGAAATAAGACCAGCAGTATTAAGAGCTATCTGCCCGTTAGACGCCAAGGTAGGGAGTTTGGATGCCGCTTGCATAGTGTCTGCGTTAGTTCTACCACGCGCTATGTTCTCGTTATCCTTAGATTTCGTTGCGTCTCGCTGTTCAAGTAACAAAGGCCCATAGTTCTCTTTGAAGTCGTTATATTCAGCTTGCGCAACAGCAGCGGTCGTCCTTTCGTTCACTGAAGGTTCTGGTTTCTTTGGCGATCCACTCATTACAATTCTCTCGTATAAACTACTGTGTCTTTTTCCCAACCTTCCGCTAGCAGGTATTCTTCTAGCGCAGTAATTGGCGTTCTGACTTCTATGTGGGAGAAGCCGTGTTGTTTGGCTATCTGAGCAAAGAAAGAGAAGTACTTAACTACGCAACTTTGCCCGCGCTCCTTTGCCCATGCCAACCAAACAAAAAAACTCTTTTTATCTGTGAATTCATCATCCTGCTCGGTGGTGATTACAAATCCTTCTGGCGCTACCCAAAGTAGGGCTTCCCCGTTTAGAACAGCTGCATACACATCTTCTGGTCTAAACGTTAGCCGAGGCTGCTCAGCTATAATTTCTTCTATCCCGCGTTTTACCCATTCCCACTCTTGTCTTACGTTAGCAAGTAAAGGTTTATCCGCCGTGGCCATATTTTTTTCGTCTTGTGCGCCATGCACCTGATGATCCGCCATACTTAACACTCCTGTGGATTGCGGTGTCTGCGTTACGCGCTCTACGCTCGGCGTCATCTACGCCTCTGCTAAATAGCTCCCCATAGACCGCCGCTCCTTTCATGTCGGACCAGTCTTTGTTGGGGATTCTTAGTAAGCGAAATAGCGCGCCATTAATAATTGTGTCGCGATAATCATTCATTACGTCGTTGTCGCACGCCGTGCTGGTGTGTGTAGGTCGTAGAACGGCACGGATAATTGTGCTGCCTACGACGGTCACACTGGGGATTGGCGCTAATATAAAAGTAGCTGAGTTCTGCTGTATAAAGTATTCGGGCAGACCAGAGTCTTCACGCCACTTGGGTAGCCTTTGCTCAAGCAGGGTGGTAGTCGTTGGCTCGAGGTCTTTACCTTGATGCGTTGCCCATAGGATCTTCCTAACGGACGTTCCAGAAGGCGGCTCAAGGTCATATTCGAACAGGCCAGAGACTGTGGTTACAGGATCTAACTCTGCTTGGTAGACGCTCGCTTTATCGCAAAGCTCTACGACTGCTGCTCGAATATTGTTTTCGATCAGTGTGTCGGGACAGCCTGGGACCATAGGTAAGATCTCAGGTAGTAGCGACTCATAGGTAATCGCCATGCGTTACACCATTTGTGGTTGAACTTGCTGTCTGCGTTCCATATTTGGGTTAGTGATCGCGTCTATCTGACCTTTGCCCGTTATAGAAGCAGTAAACAGCTGGAAGTGGCTTGAGGCGCGCTGCTGGTTGCCAGCATATTCAGCGTCTTTCATGTAAGCCATGTACAACACATAGTTCAGAACAGCGTTGGCGAAGATATCGGGAATCGATAAGTCGTCGCTCTGCGCGACAGTAGCTGGGTTCGAGCTATAAACAATTTCCAAGAAAGCGCTACCGTTAACACCAGGATACACGTAGAAGTTTCTCGGGTTTTGTTCTTCGTACACGAAGTGCTTAACGATATTTGTGTGCGCTGCGTCTCCAGATACTGTGGGGTCATGCCAGTCAGGGGTTTGACCATTCAACACTTCCGCGTCGACAAGACGTACTGCGCGCTTACCTGTGCCTCCTGAAGCAGCCGACATGTTGCGCACAACCTTTAAAAGGCGATTACCGCCAGAAGGGATAGACTGCTTCGTGCCGGTGGCTAGAGTAATAGTCTCGTTAGTCGCACTAGCGTCTGGCTTCAGTAAAGCAATCTCACGCTGTGCGTCGTTAATCCACAAAACCAATTCGCCGACTACTGGCCATCTGACGCCCGTAGTGTCTTGTAGTACTGTTTGCGCTCTGTCAATAACGCTTTGAACTGTGACTGCCATGATATTTACCTATGAGTTAAGTGCTATTTCCCAAGCTGCTTCTCGATCTTCGCTTCTCACAGTTCGACCTAGCATCTTGTTCACGACGGCTGCTTTCGGCGTGCCATCGTTCTTAAATGAGTTTGGATCGGCATTCTCGATCAGTTTTTGTAGTGCTTCGACTAGTCCCTCGTCGATCTGAACAGAATCCTGTACATCAGTTATCTCTTCGAACACAGCTTCTTCAGCATTTTGCTCTTCGACATATTTGTCGTTGTATTCTCTCGCGCCCATCTGTATTGCTATTAGGCCAACTTCATCTGCGATTTCACGGGGTACACCGGCTTCAAACAATACAACGGTGCCGCCAAGGGTCGTCACTCGTAATGACTCACTGCTTACAATCTTCATGATTAGATCCTGTGTTTAATATGGTTTTTTGATTTTGGGTTTGGGCTTAGTAATGCCTTTTCCTGCGCGCTTTTTCTCATTAAGGTACTCAGTCAAAGTCTGGCCCTTCTTTAAATCAGTCTTAAACACAGCTGCCTTCTTCTTGCCATCTTTACCAATATAGTTTGCGAAGCCAGCTTTCCTCGCAGCGGCTGCAGACTTGTAGTCTTTCCAGGTAGCGCGCTTTGGTGCTGCTTGGTTTGACTTAGCCCTTGACGGTGCCTTTGGCACGCTAGTCGTAGCTTTAGCTGCTGCAGTTTTTGTCTTATTGGCAGAAGCAATAACTCTTTGGTTGTTGTCGAGTTTCTTCGCAGCGTTGTTAGTTTTTCTAAGGTTTACACCAGCGCCGACAGTTTTTTTGTCTTGCGCTTTAAAATTACCAGTTGATACTTTTGGCTTGGGCTTTTTAGTTTTAGCCACTTGAGCTGCACGAGCTGCGTCCATCTTCTTTCTACGGACCGCGCCATCAGCCGCTTCTTTCTTTCTCTTCGCTGCTAGCTTGGCTTTACGATCAGCTGTACGCTTTTTTGCTGCTGCAGAAGGCCTAGTCTTAGGCTTGTCGTCTTTACTTCCAAAAAAACCAAACATTCTTTTACCTCTAAAGTAAAAGCCCCCTCCGAAGAGAGGGCGATAGTCTTACTGTGCGGAGTCTAGAGCGATGATGCCGAA